AAAATCTTGCTCTAAACTCGCCTCCGCTTGTGCGATTTCACGCTTTAAAGTTTCTAGCTCAATTTCTTTCTCTTTGATACCCATGCTTATCCTTATCTTGTTGATTTTAAAACTTTAACTAAAAGTAAAAATGATTTTAAGGGTTATATTATGAAAGTTTTTTATAACCCTATTTTTCATTTTTTCTTTTTGCTAATATTCTCTCGCTATTAGAATTTCTGTCGTTTCTAATAGCTATTTCTTTTCTGGTTTAGTTATAATGTTGTTAGAGCATTTGTAACTTTTAAGCGCCTCTTGATATGGGATAGATATAGTTATCAAGAGGCATTTTTAAACCCTCACCACCTTGCTAAAATGAATATTCTTTGAATACATCAGGTTTAAATAGTTCGTTAGGTTATCTTTCGCTAATTTCAATAATTGCTTATAGTTCGCTAAAACGCTAAAATTGCTTTCATTGTTAGGGATTTCTAAAAGGTTGCATAAAACGCTATACACTAAAACATCAAGGCATATTTTAGGCAGTTTGATAATGTCTAAAATATTACTAACCTCTTCGTAAGTGTAATACACCACTTCAAGCTCTCCGCTTCTAAACGGCGTTATACCCAACTTATCGCTTAAAATCAATAATTCACATTCTCCCGCATCTTTTTCTATCGTGTTACGGCTTTCTATTTCTTTTTTATCTAATTTAACGCTTTCTATTCCTAAAAGGTTATTAATCGTTAAAAAGCGTTCTTCTTCAGTTAATAAGCCTCTTGTGATCGTTTTGTTTAGCTTAAATTCTAAACAAATTTTTAAAAGCGCTTGATTGATATTTTCCACTAGCACGCTGTCTAAGATTTCATAATTTCCTACTTCGTTATCGTTCAAGCGTTCTCGCACTTTCGCTACCACTTCGCTAACTTCTATCATTTCAAAATCCTTTCTAATAATTTTTTTCTTTTTCTAAAAAAAACTTAGGCGCTAGATAGATAAAACCTTTTTCTATGTTCTTGTCATAGACTTCTAGAAAATCCGTTAATAAAACCTTTTGTTGCGTGTTTTGTGGCTCTTTAAGATTCAATAGGTAGTTTTCTATGGTTTCAATTAAAAGAGTGTTAAAATTGAGATTTTTAGGATAATCTTTATAATCTAAATCGCCCACGCCCTCGCACACTCCAAAAACAACGCCGTTAAACTTGAAAAAGTTTTTTTGCGTGAAAGGTAGTTTTACTTTTTCTTTAGCTTGTATTTCTTGCGCGTGGAATAAAACGCCTCTATAATCAAACGCTTCTAACACACCGCTCGCATCAAAAACCACTATCCGCATCATTTCAAGCCTTTCACTTTAGAAAAAATGCGCACAACGTGAAACCGTGCTTTAAACACCGAAAACGCTTTGATGCTTTCTAAAACCATTTAACTTTCCTTGACTTGTTAGATCTTTTTGTTGTAAAATCAATCAATGGGTTAGAGAATATTTCTAACCCATAAAAACACTTTTTAAGTGTGCCAAAAGACCCTGACACATAAGACGAAAGGGCTTGTGTATGGTCAAGGTGAGGCTTTTTAATCATTTTCTTTAATATTTTTCTTATAATCTGGTGCATTTTTATAATCTCCTTTCTCTTTAAACATGGTTTTAAATATAAATTCGCTTTTGTTTCTATTGATTTGTTCCACTACCACAAAATGACCATTAACTTGCTTATAGCTTATTATTCTATTATCGCGCTTAATGGTTTCATCTGCATTTTTGATAATATCTCTATAATTAGCTATATCTTTGTATGTTATTGGTGGTTGTTTGCTGAATTTAACGCTAGGTGAATTAATCCCATGCTTATTCAATGCATGTTGTATTCCTTGATAATCAATAATAGCTTTTGCATTTTTAGGATATGTGAAATTAAAAGCCGTTATCTCGTCTTCATCTAGCCTCTCTATACCTACCTTAGCATGTTTTTTGTGAATGTATTCAACGATCTCGGGCGTTAAATTATCGTCTCCTATCACTATAATGTCTTTTCCATTATTTGGGCTTTCATCAATGAGTTTTTTAATTTCATCAAAATGAAGTTTTTGAACGGCTTTAGTTTCTTTCTCTGTTTCTAACTTCGCTAACTTTTCGGCGTTAGCTTGTTCTAATGGGGGTAAAAGCTCTTGCGTTTTAAGCGCGTTTGTGGTAGGATTAGGTTTGTTAGAGTTTAAGGGTAGAGTCTCACCCTTTGTGATTAGTGGAGATGTATATAAACTTTCGCTATCCTCTAACCTTTTTTCATAACCTGTTATCACCCAATGATTAGGTAATTTTTCTCCTTTCCAATTATCCTTTAAACCTACTCTTATATTTTGGTATTCAATAGCTACTCTGCCGTTTCGTTCTACCTTAACGCCTTTATCAATAACTTCAGGTATCGTTTTAACTACGCTCATGGCGTAATCTTTAGCTTCTGCTTCGTTTATTCCATTGTTAAGCGCTTGTTTCTCTCGGCGTTTTAAGATGTGTTCTAACCCGTAATCTTTGTTACCCCAAACTAGATCAATATCCCCTAAACCTTCCTTATAAAACGCTCCTGCTACAAAACCTTTTTTAGTTTCTAATAGCTTGTTAATCGCTCCTAAGCCATCACCCTTGAACTCGCTATAATTATGCCCCCACTCGCTTTCAAGTTTTTGTTTTTTTATCCCTTTCTCGCTCTCTTTTTGCATGTCTTTTACGGCTTCTATCAAGCGCTTTAAGGTAGGGTTGTTTTCGTTCGGTTCTCTATTGACCATTAAAAGGTAATGCGTGAAGTCGTAAATATCAATATCCTTAAATTCCTTATTATCAGGGTTAAACATGTCTTTGGTAACATCTGCGATTTTGAAATCCTTCAAGCCTTTTTTAATGTTATCGCTTCTTAACGCTTCAAATAACGCTTTAGAAGGATCATCAAACCTCGCAAACCTGGCGATCGCGCTTCCTAAAATCTCGCTGATATCGCTCACGCCTTGATCGCTCTTTTCAAACATTTCTAACGAACTCGTTTTATAGAATTTTTCGCTCAAATCTTTCAGGCTCTCGCTCGTGCTTTGATAATTCTTTAAATTGGCAAAACTGCGATCCATAATATCGCTTAAATAAGCGTTTAAACTCACATTAGGGAAGTTCATATCATGGATTAGATTGTGAAAACTCCCAGCGTTATCTACAAACATTTTTTTAACCTTTTCATAGCTTTTAATGTCGTTAGAAAATTCTTTTTGCCAGCGGTTGAGTAATTCTATCCCTTGCGTTTTCGTTCGTGGCATGTTAAACATTAAAAGCGCTAAATTACTGTCTCCTACATTAGGATGAGTAGCCTTATCAAAATTAAGGTTTTTAGCCACGATATTTTTTAAAGAGTAAATGCTATCAGCGTCTAATTTTTGGTCTAATTCTTTCAATTTCGCTTCATAGTGGCTTAAAACCGCTATCGCATGATCGCTCTCGCTATTGAAGCGTCCTTGATTAGAGAAGGCTGCTAAATTGTTGATCTCGGTGTTGTTTAAGCGTTTTGAAGGCAAACGCACTAACAATTCGTCCGGTTTTAAATCTATGTGATAGTATTCCTTGATCGCTTTCTCGTAAATGTAACGGCTTTTAGGCGTGAAATTGAGCATGCCTTGTATGCGGTGGTTTCCTGCGATCACTTGCCCGTCGTTGAGAATGATCGGTAAATCTTCAAAACCTCCGCTCCCAAATATCTTTTTAGGGTCAAAATCCTGCGCGATGCTTTTAATCTGTTCTTCGTTCATGTCCGTTCGTTTCTGTGTGCCTCCAGTGGTAAAACTCGGTTTCAAGTCTTTTGCTTTCACGATCGCATAATCTAGATCGTAAATCTCTCTTTCGTTCAATCTCACTCGGCTCTTGGGTAGTTGCTCTTGTATTTCTGTCGGTATATCTTCGCCTACTTCTATTTTAGTCTGGCTTTCAATATTACCCGCATTCCCCCTCTCGTGTTCTAATTTTCTTTTTAACGCTTCTTTACGCTTTAATTCTTGCTCTTTAGCTTTTAAAAATTCTTGTTCGCTTTGTTCTTGCTCTCTTTGTAATTTAGCAAGCTTTTCGGCTTGGGCTTGTTCTAAAGGGCTTAATCTTGTAGCTTCTTGTGTGGTTTCGTTATGTAATTCTGTATTTTTTGATAAATCCTCTTGATCTGTTAGCGGTTTTTGGGTAGGATTCTCTGTAGCACCACTATAGGAACTCAACCTATGGCGCACCTTCGCATCAGCGTCGAGTGAGGTGCTTGAAAATTCTTTATAAACTTCATTATTTTTATAGCTCCCATTATTCTTATACATCGTTTTTAAAGCTAATTCATTTTTCTTATTGATCGCTTGCTCTACGACTACCGCATAGCCATTAACTTGTTTAAACGCCGTTATAGCTTCTTTATCGTATTTGTCTAAAGTCCTAATAATTGCATCAGCGTTATTAACGATATATCTATAATTCGCTATGTCTTCGTAAGTAACAGGGATTTCACCATTTTTAACATTAACAGAATTAACGCCATGCCTTTTGAGTATATGAGCGATAGCATCATGATCTAAACTCGCTCTTATGTTTTCAGGGTGCTTAAAGTTAGCATCTTTTAAAAGTTCTAATTCTTTGTTTGAGGCTTTTTCTATAATTATTTTCTTGTTGTTTTTGTGTAGAAATTCAACCATTTCAGGATTTAGGTTATGCACTCCAAAAGTGATCGCATCTCTCCCGCTTGTAGGGATTTCTGCGTTATTTAATAGCTCTTTGATTTCATCATTACTTAATTTCGTATCGCTAAAATCTCGTTTAATTTCTGCGCTCTTTTTGCTTGCTTCTTTGATTTCTTCGCTCGCTTGTTTAACGCCGTTATTAAGCTCTTCAATGATTTTAAGCGTGTTGTTGGAAAATTTAGCGTTTTTGGCGCTTAATTCTAATTGCTTACTAAACTCGCTTATACTGTGGCTTCTCTCTAACGCTCTTTTTATGTGATACTTTAACGCCGCTCCTGCGGTGGCTTCGTTCAAAGCTTTCGGTAATTTCACGCCTAAAATACGATCGGGCGCGTTGCGGTATAGCGTTCCTAAAGTAAATTTAGTCCATTGGTATTTTAACGCTCCGCTTAGAGTGGTCGCTAAACCTTGGCTTAAGTTCTTGGTGGTGGCTGGCTTTAGGCTTTCGGCGATCTTAGCATCGTTTTTAAAAAGCTTATGAAAACCGCTCGCTATATCAATGTATTCTTTAGCTTTAGGGGTAGTAAAAACATCGCTTTTAAATTCGTTTAGCTTATTTAAAAACAGCGCGCTATCAAACACCTTAAAGCTTTCATCTTGCTTCAGGCTTTGTTCCATCAAACGATTCAGCATGCTTAATTCCAGGCGTTCCTTATCTTGTAAATTTAAGCCTTTGGTTAAAGCTTGGTAGTTCGTTAAGTCTTTTTGCCCTTGCCCTTGTATAGTTTTCATTAAACTATTAATCGCATCGCTTTCTAGCGTGTTCTTGTCTCGTATTTTAGCCTTATCCACTAATTCTAAAGCTTGCTTCATATCTCTGTAATCGCTAATCGCGCTTCTGTGGAGTTCGCTAATCTTTTTATAAGCGCTTTTATTTTGCTTCAATAAGTTTTCTATGGCGTTGTCTATATCGCTCTTTAAAAAATTAGCGCTCGCTTTTTGAATGTATCCTAAAGTAGAGGGATCTTTGACATTCCGTAAATAAGCGTTGATTAGCTGGCGTGAGTTCTTTAATTGCCCATAGGTTACTCCGTTTGGGTTGTAAACATTTTCTTCAATCTGTCTTAAAAAGCTTCTAGCTTGCGGATCGATCTCGCCTTGCGCTTTCAAGTCGTTTAAAAACTTTTGAAAATTGCTTATATCCTGCACGCTTTCTCTTAAATTCACCTTGTAGCTGTCGTCGTATAATTTTCCTATGATTTCATTAAGGGCTTTGTCATAGCTTTCTTTGGTGCCTTGTTCTAAATTATCAAAAACGCTCTTAATCTCGTAATCTTTCAAATCAAACTGCTTTAAGGATTTAGTTAAATTCTCGGTCGTTTGGTTTAAAATAGATTTTAGGTTGGCGTTGGCTTTAGGGCTTAAGTTAGCCGCTTCAATCAAAAACGCTAAAGTGTTGCCCGTTTCATCGCTTCGTATCGCTCTTATAAAAGCTTGCTGTTGTTCTTTGTGGTTGTCTAGCGTTAGGATTTCTTTCACTTTGTCGTAAGCTTTAAGCTTATTTTCATCGCCTTTGAAAACGCTCTTTAACTTCTCTCTTAAAAAGTCGTTAGCGTTTTCTTTGTTAATCTTGGTTTCGCCTCCAAACTGCGCGCTGAATTCTTTTAAGGCTTCTTGCTGTTCTTTGGATAGCGTGGTCTCTATAATCTCGCTAGCGCGCTTGGCGTTGCCTGTGAAAAAGTTTTTAGTGAATTGGAAAGGCATGCTCATCTCGGCTAATTTTAACGGCGCTTTAGCTAGTGGCTTTAACGCTTTAGAAGCTCCTAGCATGATCGTATCGGTCGCTAGAGATAAAGCGCCTTCACTTAACGCATGCCTTATGATTTCATCGGCTTTGTTTTCTCGATCTAGCGCTAAATTAGTTACAACCGCATCGCTAAGCGCTCCCGTGGTAGCTCCTAAAGCCGCGCCCGCGATCGCTCCTCCCACTAACCCTAAAGCTCCGGCGTTTTTCCCGTATTTAGCGCCTGTGATACCACCGGCGAGGCTTCCTGCTAGTGAAAACTTATTATTCAAAATGCTTTGCGTGAAATTGTCTATAAAGCCGTCGTTAATCTTATAAACCTTATCGCCTTTGACTACAAAGGGTTCATTTTTTTCATTGTAGATCACGCTGTCAAAATGGTAGAGGTTTTTAGCGATCGTTTCAAAATCTTGTTTAGCTTTTTCTTGCGCTTCTTTGTCTGGGCTTGAAAATAAACTGAAAAAGTCCTTGTTCTTGTCAATGTTGCTAAACGCTGAATAGGCTTTCTGTATTTCTTTGGTTATGTCCTTGGCTTTTTCTTTTTCCTTGTATTCCTTAAGCTTCTCCACTTCGCTTTTACCTGTGATAGCATCAAGCGCATTATTAAAAAAACCGCTATCATTGTCTATTAATCCCTTATCGCTCTCTGTAAGTTCTTTACTCGTTTTTTGTAAAATTTCTTTTCTCTGTAAGTCTTTTTGATAGTCTTCTTTAGCGATCTCGTTCTTGGTTTTAAGCGGGTTTAAAAGGCTCGTTTGCGCTTTGTTGTAATAATCATCTTTAAGCGCGTTAGGCAAATCTTTAAACTCTAGCTTGTTGTCTAAAGCTTGCGTTTTAAGGTCTGTTAGTTGTTTCTCTCGTTCTTTGGCGTTGTCGGTTTGGTATCCTACAAAACCTCCCAACTTTTCTAATAAACCCAACTCCGTGAGTTCTTTTGATTTTTGATTAAGATCTACGATTAAGTCTTTTTTCTTTTGTTCTAATTGTTCGGGCGTTAGAATGGGGTTTTTTAGCGGGTATAGCGGCGTGCTTGGTAAGTTTTTCAAGTAATCCATGTTGTTATTTTCTAATTCTTGCATGCCTTGATCCTAAATCATTTCACTTATTTAAGCGGATTTTAGGAGTGATTTTAAGGGTTATTTTTGCTATTGTAAAAGCAATAAAGCAAGTTCGTTCTGCTGTGATGGGTTCAATTCTAAAAAGCGTTTTAAAACGCGTTCATCGCTTTCTCCGATCCGATAAAACCCTAAAATGTTTTTAATCTTGGTTTCTAGATTATAGTATTCTCTGATCGTTTTGTTCTTGTCGCTAAAAAACGCCTTCGCGTAATCTCTTCCTCCCGCGTTGTAATACCATTGTGTCCCTAAAATATTGTCTTTAGTGCCTAATTTTTTGATAGTGATGCGTTCGTTACCTATGGCGTTAATCTCGTTGTCTAGGTTTTGTTTTTCTCGCTCTTTGTCTTGTTTTTGTCTTTCTAGGTTTTGCTTTTGTCGTTCTTTCTCGTTTTTTTGTCTTTCTAGGTTTTGCTTTTGTCGTTCTATAGGGTTTTTTGCTTGTTCTTTTTGATTTATAGCGTTCTTTAGCGCTTCGGTTTGGTTTTGTATGTCTTTAATGTTTTCTTTCAATTTTAGGGCGTTTTCTTGCTCTTTTTGGATTTCTTGCTCTATGGCGTTTAAATCTTTACCTTTCAAGCGTTCTTCTTCTTGGTTTAGTGTGTTTTCTAATGTTTCAAGCCTTTGTAAATTTTTTTGACCACTTGGAGCGGTTAGGATCTTAAGCCTTAAGCCTTTGGTATATTGGCTAATTTGTTTGAAAAATAAGGCGCTTTCTAGCTGATCGCTTGATGAATTGAAATTCAACACTAAATCGTAAAACTTCAAGGCTTTCACTTGCTCCATGCTACCTAAAGAATTGTAACTATTATTACCCGGTAAAAACTTCTGATAGCTGTTATCTAAAACCTGGTTTAGGGCGTTTGTTTTAAACTGGTTATTGATGCCGTCCATGTTATTAGGCGCGTTTAAAGCGTTGTAGGTTTCTTTGCCGGGGTTGTGATACTCGTAGATAAAGCCTTTAGGGAGTATCGCATAAGGGGCGGTTAGAAAAAAGTTTATGGCTGCGGTTTCACTACTCGCTTTATTTAAGGCGCTTTCTTGTTGGGCTTGAATATTAGGAGGATTATCGGTCAAAAAATTAAATTGTTTCTTCCACTTAGATTGCTTTTTAAGCCTTTTAAGTTCTTGTTTGAGTTTTTCTAATTGTTTCAAGCTTTTTATAATTTCTTTTTTAGCGTTCGTTTGCAATTCTAAAGCGTTTAATTGTTCTTGTTCTTGTTTGAGCGCGTTTTCATTAGCGCTAATTTCATGGTTCAAGCCTGCTATTTCTTGGTTTAGGTTGTTTAGCGCTTGGTTTTGCTTTTCTGTTTCTTGGTTTAGGTGGTGGATTTCATTGTTTAAGCTGTTAATAGCGTTTTGAATGTTCGTTATTTCATGGTTTAGGCCGTTAATGCGGTTTTGAATGTTAATAATGCGTTCAAACGCGCTTTTTAGCCTTTGGTTAGAATGGTAGTTTTTCTCGGCTAAGAATTTTTTAATCACGCTGTAGTAGCCTTGAGGATCATCATAGTATCCTACAATTTGCTCGTTTTCATTGCTTGCTTGCCATGGAAAACCTCTAGGCCAAACGCTAGCGCTAGCGTTACTTAAAGCGTTTCCTAAAGAATTGATGAAACCGCTTAAAAGATTAGAGCTAGAGCCTGAACTGCTAGATCCCGATCCTACTCCTATATCAATCCAACTCATGCTACTTCCTTAATGCGTTTGAATTTCTTTAATTTTGGCGTTTAGGGCTTCTATAAGCAGAAAATCTTTGTTCTCTACGGCGTGTTTTAGGCTATTTTTTAAGCCTTTGATCTTAAATTCGTTCAAACAGTGTGCGTAATGTTCCTCTCTTATGGTTTCGTATTTTTTCAAAAAGTCTAATCCTCTCAAATCGTTTAAAACGATTTTCTTGAAAATATCTTTAAACTCCACATCTGCCGGGTTTAAAAACCTCCTTGCAATGTAGTTAAACTCTTCGCTTTCTATCATGGTCGCATAAATCCTCGCTTCTAAAAGGGATAATACCGGCTTTTTCACTTTTTCTATTCTGGTGTCTTTGCTAGGTAAAAAGCTTTGTAAAATATTCAAGAGATCGCCTTTAGTGAAAGGGTTTAAATCTTTGATTGTTCTTAAAACCCTTTTGTAATTTAAATCCTTTGTTTTGTTGTCTAATTCTCTCCGCAACAAATAAGCGCAATAGAATTTAAAGCCGTTGATTTTAACTAGGTTGGGGCGTTTATTTCTTTCTAAATAATCACCCATGTCTTTAAAGTCCTTGTCTTTGATCTTTACCACGCTCAAGTTTGTGGTATGGTTTAATAAACACATTTCAACCGCTCTAATACTGGATTCTAATCCTGCTAAATCGTTGTCTAAACAAAAACATATCTCCGCATTCAGATGGTTCAAAATCTTCAAATGTTCTTTAGTGAATGCCGTTCCTATGCAACAAACCACATTATGATAATTAAAATGCTCAAAACTCATCACATCAAAAAATCCCTCGCATAAAATAATTTGCTTTTTTTGCGTTATCGCTTGGCGCGCTTTATCTAAATTGTAAAGGATAAAAGATTTTTTAAAAATCTTTGTGTCTCTGCCATTAATGTATTTAGCTCCATTCTTAGGATTTTTGATCGTGCAAGTTCTAGCGCTAAAACTCACGATCTTACCGTTACTATCTTTTAACGGAAAAGTGATCCGGTAATTGCAAAAAATTTTAAGTTCTCTTTCTTTATTTGCATCACTAAAAAGACCGCTCGCTATCAAATCATAAGGGTTAAAACGCTTTTTCAATTCTTCTTTTTCTTCGTTAGTGCAAAATCCTAAATCGTAATCTTTGACCTTTTCTAGCGTGATGCCTCTCCTGTTCAAATATTCTAAAATATGAGGTTCTTGTAAAATCCTTTCTTTGAAAAGAGAGTTAGCGAACGCTAAAACTTCTTTTAGCCTTTCTTTTTCTTGTTTCTCCTCGTTGTTGGCGTATTCTAGCGGATAGTTATACATGGAGGCTATTTCTTCAACCACTTCGGTGAAGCTGATTTTTTTAAATTCCTGTAAGAATTTAAACGCATCGCCACTAACACCACACCCAAAGCACTTATAAATATTTTTTTCATGGCTTACCATAAAGCTTGCACTCCTTTCATCATGAAATGGGCAACACGCTTTCAAATTTACTCCGCATTTGTGCAAGTCTAGGTATTTTTCTATAACATCCACAACGCTAACGATATTTTTTAGACCTTCAAAATTAGTAATCATTTTAGAATCCTTCACTCGCCTTGACATACTCCCCATAGCTAAAGCTAGGGGCTTTACGGCGTTGGGTAGTAATCGTTTACATCATAGCCGCTAAAATCGCTTTCTTTAAGCGATCTGTAATTGGTGCTGATTTCAAATAACCGGTAATTATCAATTCTAAAAAATTGAATACCTTGTAATCCTGTTTGCTTGTTTTTCAAAATCAAAACCTTTCGGTGTTTGCCTCTCTCGTTGTAGTCCTTAATGTGTTTGAGTTCCCCGCTCTTGATCTTTTCAATCCTAATCATTACATGCGCTTCATGCGCGCCCTTACGGCTCCCTGTTGGAGCATAGCTATCGTTCTTACTGTTTTGAATGATCAAAATAATGATAACTTGTAAGCGCTTGGCTAAGCCGGCTAAAGTAGTGAATTTGATCGTCTCTACTTCTTCAATCGTCCTTCCTACGATCGGCGCTTGTATCTTCATCTGACTATCAATAATGAAAAGCTTATGTCCTTCTTTAGCTAAGCATCTAATCTGTAAAACTAATTCATTGATCTCACAACTGATATCGTCAATGAAATAATTTTCTTTGTTGATTTTGAAATCTTTAGAGCTTAAGGTTTCAATATGTTTCCTCACGCTAAACTCAAAACCAAAATAAGTTACTTTGTGTTTTTGTTGGGCGTTAATGATGTATTGGATAGCTAAAAGCGTTTTACCAGCTTCGGGATCGCCGCTGAGCAAAATCAACTGCCCCACTTCAAAACCGCCATCGCTGATATTGTCTAAAAAGTTAATTCCTGTATGGATTTTTTCTATTTTAGGTTTTGATTTGAAAAACTCTTCCCATTCCAAGAAATATTTACCGTTTCGGTTAGATCCTAATTTGATATACTTTCCTAAAAAATCAAAATCAAAAATCTCGCTCTTTCTAGTGGCTTTTATCAGCTCGTTTGCTAAACGCTCCTGCATCTTCAAACTCAAATAAGTTTTAAAGTCGCTTTTTAAGTCTAAATAGTTCGGATAGCTATCCGCTTGCAAAATGGCGCTAAATTCTTTACTTGCAAACACTTCATCGCCTAATTTTAGCCTTATGGTTTCAAGCTGCACAACTTGGTTTTTATTTTTCATCTCTAACAAAGTCTGAATGATTTTCTGATTGAAAAGCGTAAAGCTTGAGATGTGTATCTCTTCTAAAAAATCCTCTAAGTCGTTAGGATAGTTGATGAAACTATTCATTATTAAATTTTCCATGTCGTTAGTGTTTCTTTCTGTTGTTCTTTTCTTCTAAAACTTCTAAAAAGCTATCAAATTCCTTTAAGGTCAGATGCACTAAGAGGTTTTCCTTTCCAAACTGCTTAAGACCTTTCAAAATAGCTAAACGGACGATTTGCGCTAGCTTGTAATTGTTTTTTCTTTTGAGCCTTCTTAACTCTTTCAAGTTGCTTTCTCTTAAACTTATTTTTTTCGGTTTTGTTAGTAAGAGTTCTTTTATAAGCTCGCTGTGATTTTTTCCATGATTTTTCATCATCATTCCCTTTCTGTGTTTCTATAAAAAAAATAATCAAGCGTTCTAAAACCGCGCTCCTGGATCGGTTTTCTAGTTTTTTAATCGCTTCTAAAATCTTTAAAATCCCGTTTTCAAATAACACGGTATTAGTCCATACCTTGGGCTTGAAATTCTTATTAGCGTGCTTGTAGTGATACGATTTCATGCTACCCTACCAGATGCATAAGCCGTTATACTTGGGGTTCGGCTTAAAGTCGTAATCAAAATTAGCCATGAACTCATCATTTTTTTGTTGGGCTTCGCTCTTGTAGTTGGGTTTTTCAAAAACCATAACGGGATAAATCTCGTTATAGTTTCGGCGTATAGATTGGTTGATGCAAGCCACTAGATCCTGCCCTTGCGCTTTTAAGGCTTCGCATTGATTCAATAACGCTTTTTTAGTGCTATAGCTTATTTGGTGCTTCTCGTTGCGATAATTCAAAAATTCTTCAAAAACTAACCTCTCACATTGGTTTAAGTGTTTTGTGTCTAAATTCCCTAAAATAGAGCTAAAAAAACCACTAAAACGATTAAACAAACTAGAATTTTTAATTTTGCCTTTAAGAGCAAAATTATTATTAGTTTTTTCTACCGCTTGGGGGTCATGAAAAACTTCATCTTTTTCTTCAATTTTTGAGTTTGAAAAATTTTCATGCGTGCGTATATTTTCATGTTTATTTTGATCTTTTTTTAAGGTAAACGCATTAAATAATTTCACTGTGGATTGAGCTTCGTTATTCTCGGCGTTAGAGACTTGTTTTTGCGGTTTTAACCTAAATAAAATTATTTTATTCTGGTTAGTTTCATTTTTGGCGCTTTTTTGGTAAGGATTTTTAGCGTGGTTGGCTAGAAAAAATCGCAAAAATTTCCCGAATGTTCCATCGGTTTTGCGCTCCCTTTCAAATTCAATATAACCTAACTCTTTCAATTCGTTCAAATATTTATAAATGGTCGGCAAGCTCCTTTTAAACCTCTTTGCTATATCTTCTAAACATAACTTGAAAGTCGTTGCGTGCTTTTTGATATAAGCGTAAATCGCTATCGCTATGTCAGAGACTCGTTCATCATCGCAGATATCATTTGAAATTTGCGTATAATTGAATTTCATGGGTTGTTTTAAGATATAGTTCATTGTTGATCCTTTTTGTTCGTTTTAGCGTGTTTTTTCGCTTGTTGTTGTAGGTATAAGCCTACTTCTTTCCCTAAATCACTTAAGAGACAAACTTTAAAATAGTTGTTTTTGGTTTCTTTTTCTCTTTTTTTGTTCACATTCCACTGCATGCATAAGCCTTTAGCTTCAAGATTTGTAAAAATCTTAAGCGTGTAGTAGTAATCAATGTTGAGGGCTTTTGAAATCTTGTCCGCGCTTTTAGGTAAATACGCTTTTTCACAAAGCATCATTAAAACTCCTAAATCGATCGGTTGTAGTTCTTCTTGTTCCATGTTCATACTGCCTTTTTTTGGAGTAAGATAGAATAGCTTGTTACGCGCCTATTCCTAACATTGAAAACGCTGGATCTAATCGTGTGCGTTTTTTGGAGTTTTTCTAATTTTTGAATGAACTCCAAAAAACTTAAATCTGCATCGCTTTCCTTGATCGTTTGGTAGCTCAAGTATTGGAATAATCCTATAGTGTTCTCCTTGTTGTTTTCTTTCATAGTATCCCCTTTAAAAATTTAGCCCTTTCTCTGTCTTGTTTAGGAATGTAGTGGCTGTAAGTTTTGTAAGTGGTGTTTAAATCTTTATGACCTAGCGTTTTGCTAACCCACATGGCCTCTTCGCCCTGGCTTAGCATCAAGCTTGCGAAGGTGTGCCGTGTGGTGTAAAGCTTTCTGTCTTTTAAGTTCAAGGCTTTCAATAGTTTTTTAAACGCTTGCTGAAAATCTTGAGTCCTTTTAGGAACGCTAAGAAAGATCATTTTTTTATAAGCCGGTTCGCTTGCTTTTAGCTCTTTTAGGATTTTTTCCACTGGCTCTAATAGATCCACTTCTCTAATACTTGGTTTGTTTTTTGGGCTGCTGATCACGCCTGAAAGGTTTAAGGATTTGTCAATGTTGATTTTTTTGTTTTTAAAATCAATATCGCTCCATAAAAGCGCTAATTGTTCGCCTGTCCTTAAGCCGGTAAAAAACGCTGTTGTTAAAAAGGCTTTCAGTCTTAAAGTGGGCGCGCTGTTTAAAATCGCTTTGATTTCATTCAAGCTAAACGGATCAATTTTTTCGCCCTCTTTAGCGTTTTTAAATGTGATTTTAAAATAAGGGCTTTTATCTATATGCCTCTCTTGATCGCAAAACTCTAAAAAGCTTTTTAATAAGGCGTTAAGGCTCATTAAAGTGTTTTTTTTATATTTTTTAAAAGCGTTGTTGTGGTAATTGGTAACGCTCTCTTTGGTGATTTTAGACACTTTAGAACTCTCTTTAATGTTCATCAGCTTCAAAATCGTGTTAAATCTTAAGCGCATAAACCGCAAACTTTCTTCCTTAAGCCCTATTTTTTGATTAAAAAAGCTTTCTTTAGCTTGCGCTATGGTCATGTTTTTAGTTTTTTTAGCCGTTCTTTGGCTTTCTTGCTTTGGCTCTTTATTAGTTTTTAACGCCACTTTTTGCATTTTTAAAATTTTTTCTAAACTCAAGCCCTCTAAATACTCTAACGCTTCATCGTTTTCTAAATTCAGGCTTTTAGTAAGTTTGTTTAGGCTCGTTCGGTGGCGCTTGCTGTTTTTAGTGTAGTTCAAATAGAGGGCGTTTCCTCTTAAATAGATGGTGTGCTTATGCATTAACGACTCCTTTTGATTTCTTTATAGATTTCTTGTGAGTTGTTTCTAACCGTGGTTCTTTGACGCTCGCTAAAGGCTCTTTTTGTGGGTTTTAAAGCGCTTTTTTTGGCGTACGCTGTCCCCTTAGGCTTTGGCGTGCTTTGGCTTGTGATCTCGATTGTGTTGGCGTTATCGTTAGTTTGCGCGCTGTTTTTTTGCACCTGTATCGCCTTGCGTGATTTCCTAAGCTTGTTGAAGCTTGTAGCTGTCTCATTTCTTTGTCTCATTTTATTCCCTTACTGTATCCTTAACGCCCCTTTATAGCGTGGAGCGTTAGGATTAAATGTTATTAAAGCTATTTTAAAAATTTGTAATTGTGAGACAAGCAAAAGAGTAGCCTCCTTGGGGTTTTGGAGTTGGAAAAAAACCATGTTTTTTCAAAAACGCTTACCCCATTGTAGGGGCTTTATGGTAACCGCTTTTTTTTTGATTTAGTGGGACTTATTGGATTGGTTTTTTTTGTGATTAGATAGATAAATGCAATCAATCGTTTCTTTATAGCGGTTTTTAAGAGAGTTTAGGGCTTGGTAGTTTTCGCTTTTAATGAGCGTGCCGTTGATTTCATCTTCATTGAATAAGTTTTTAATCTCTTCTTCTAAATCTTTAAAATAGATAGTGTCTAGGGGTAGGTATTCGTTTTCTAAAAGATTGTCTGTGGTTTTTAAATTCAAGTCTTGCCATTCTTTAACTTGTTTGGGGTAGTTTGGGTGGTTTGTGATTTTATTCAAATCGTAGTTTTTCGCTTTGAGTTTGTCTAAGCTCACGATGAAATGCGAGTTCATTACAAAGCGAGGTTTGTTCCAGATTTTACAAAGCTCGTTTTCAAACTCGCTCACTAATACAATCACTTCTAAAGCCACTTCTTTAATGGTGTTGATTTCATCAAGGCGTTCTTTAGTAAAAACGCTGATTTCTTTAAAAAGGTATTCAAACAGATACAAATCCAATTGCTCTTTTAAAAACCCTAGCGCATTTTTATGGATGAAATAATCCATGCTGCCTTGCTTTTTGAATTTCACAAACGCTTTTTTTAACACTTCTTCATCAAGTTTGACGCCTTGATTGAAACAATCTTTTAGGATTTCATTCGTTTTTGTTTGAGTCCCCTTGCTACTGAGCGTAACGCTAAAATTCAGGGTGTTAGTTTTGGTGTCTTTATCTTTTACTATACTTTTTAAATCAAAGACTAAATCCACTTTTTCATTATATTTTTTGCTTTCTAGTAAAGAAGTGTCAAAATTAAAAAGAATGTTTTCTAATTCAAAGCAAAAATCCTTATAGCTCGTTTCGCTTTTCACATAATAAAGATCTTTAGTTTTATAAAATAAAGCGGTGTCTTTTTTAAGGGAGCATTTTTCATAATCGCTTTTGGTATAAAGATTATCATAAAGAGGCGTGTCGTTGAAATAAATCCCTCCATTAGCGCTGAAATAACGCTTGAAAAAGCTATAGAGTTTGTCAAACAATTCTTCTTTGAGATCGTTGTTGTCTTGGCATTTTGAATCAATGAGTTTTTTTAATTCTTGTTTTTTATGGTGGTAATACTGGCTTTTAGCCTTTATGAGGTTGATCATGCCATTTTTGATGGCTCTAGGGCTAGGATCTAAAAGACTTTCTTGCTGGTCTTCAATCTTAACGCCTATGAAAAGGTTTTCTAAAACTTCATAAAATTGCGCTTCGTTCGTTTTCAT